GCTTCGCCCTGCCCAACTTGGGCGCCTGCCTTGCCAATGTCGCCCACGATACGACCAACGGGCGGACCGGAATAATCAAACCCCGATATCGCGCTTGAGAACTCACGCAAGCCCACCACCATGCCCAGCAGGTAACCTGCCTGCCACTGTGCGACACGCTTGAGCCAGTCTTCCGGCTCGTCGCCGCCCCCGCCCTTGATAGCGTGCATCAACAGACTGGGCAGGATGGCAGGAATTAGCACAAGCAGACTCATATCCCCTAACCACCCAGCCACCGCGCGAGGGTTTTTGAAGTTCGTCGCTGCCGTGGCCTCTGCCGTCAGGTTCAGCGTGACGGAAAAATAACTGTAGAACTGCGTCAGCATGGGATGCTTGCGCTGCACTTCTGCCAAGTCCTTTGCCTGCCCGCCGCCCTGGGATTCGAGCACCATTCGATCCGCCATGGCAACCGCTGATGCTTCAAGCTCTGCCAGTGCAGCATCATCCAGCTTCGTGTCTCCCGCTGCAGCAATCCCGGCATCCATTGATTTTTCGTACTGCCCCAGCCAGGTTGGTACATCGGCCACCATTTGCATTTTCTGCATGACGGCAAACAACCCGGCATCGACCGCCATCATGGTTTGGCTTTTCCCGCCCACCGGCCCGCGAATCTCGCGCAACTCTTTGTTGAACGTCTTGGCGCGCAGGCGCATGAAGTCGGATTTTCCCGTGATAAATGTCAAGGTGTTTTCCATGCGCAGAGCATCGCCCGCCCACCGCGCGGCACCGCGCATAACATGCTTTGCCCCAATGCGATACATGGATTGAGTCAAGCCGAACGGCTGCAGGAAAGCCGTAGTCAATGAAGCCCCCATGGTGGCGCGCGTGACATTCGAGCGCAGCATCAGCATGGCCTTGTCGATATCAGTCTGTGCAGCCAGTTCACCCCCGGCAATGCCCATCACGCTTTCTCGCATGGCCTTAAGCACCTTGGGGCCATAGTGCGCGCGGATAGCATCCACAATCCGCTCGTCGCCCAGCATCCGGTTGGTGTCAATCAGCCACTCATGCCAAGCCAGATCATGCGTAACCTGCGTAACGTGCTGGGTGATGACGTCCAGGTCTTTGCGAACGGCTCGTTTCACTTCTTGCGCGCGCTCCTTTGTGTGACCTCTACGGGTTGTCGCCCGAGTGATAGCGCCCTGCATCATCTCCTTTGCCTCCTGCGCTGCCTCTTGTTGACTGGCGCGATCCGATCTGTCCGTGTCGTACTTGATAGGGTAGTACCCGCCACGCATGGGCACTGCCGCCCCATTGGACGCCGTGGCAGTCCAGGGCATTGCCTCCACCTTTTCAGGCGCGCTGCCAGTCAGGCGCATTTCCTTGTCGGCAATCTCAGGCCAATAAGAGTCCAGGTGCTCATGTACACCATTAACGAAGGCTAATTCTTCCTCGCTCAATGTGGCAAGCACGGCCCTAACCTGGCCTTCCGTCCAGTTGTCGCCTGCCATCACGCGCTGACGATTGTCTGCATTGCCCCAGTTCAAGGCAATGGAAAGGCGAGCGCCGCGCGTCAGGCTGGCGTTGATTTCCTTGATGAACACCTTGGAGCGCCAGCCGGCCACACCGCCCCGAAGTTTAAGCATGGGCGCATACAGGGCATCCAACGCCACCGTCGCCTTTTCCACCATCACATCTTCCATGGTCCCGCGCTCATTCATGGCTCGACCGATGAATTGATACATTGGGCCGTCATCGCGGTTGCCATCCATTTGCCGCAGAAGGCTCGACAACTTTCTATGCGAAGCAGCCAAGCCCTCAAACAACTCCCTGATTTTGGATGGCCCCTCGAGCTCCACTGGACGCGCCTTGCCGCCGTTTTCGATGATCGACACTGACATTTCGGTAGCGATTGCATCGAATTCCCGTTTATCACGCGCCAGCATCAGCCGATTTTTCAGGCGCCCCATGTGCTCGATCTGGGCAATGGCATCGCTCAGGCCGCGCAATTCTTCCATGCTGACATTTTTGTAGCTGGTCAATCCCGCTGCGTCAATCAGCGATTGCGGGATGTTTGGCACAATTCCAAGCTTTTCCTGATCTGCCAACCAATCGGACAAACTGGCGCGCTTGTCAATCGCCTTGAGGCTTTGCCCGGTCCGCAGATCAAACCGCTCCAGCAATTGGTCAATTTGCGCCAGATACCCCGAATCCAGGCTTTTCCGTGTACCGGGCTTGTCGAATCTTCCCAGTCGCTTGACGATCCGGAGGGCTTCGTCTTGCGCCGCCATGGCAGCCTTTGCGGCGTGGGCATTAATCAACTGATTGCGCTTTTGCACAGCCGCTGCCTGCAAGTCACCAGCCTTCATGGCTTTCGATGCAGCTTGCCCTGCTTTCCTTTCAGCCGCCAAGTATTCGCCCGGGCGCAAATCACGAACCCGTGTCCGCGCCACCATGGCGCTAGCGAACTGGCGCACCGCGCTATCCAAAAGTTTAGGCGACCCAGTAGCCTTAAGCAACGCGTTGGCTTCTGTCGCCACGAATCGCAGCCGCGCCTCGTTGTGAATCGCTTCTTCCGCCGCCCGCTCAATGCCTGCCGGCGTCGCCAAGTCGCCATAGTTCTCAAGCATCCGCTGATCGGTTAGGCGAGATATCAGGTCTTTGGGGTCTTCTGCTGTGGCCAGTCGCTGCACCAACTCGTCGCCCGACTCCATGCCGAACATTTGCGCCACCACCTCAGGTGATAAGCCCGTCTCGTCGCTTGTCATCCTTAGCTTGGACAACGTGCGCCACACGGCATCATCTTCCGTGCCGTACTGGTCGCGCAGGTCTTGCGTGCGCAGTTTGCCCGCACCCAACAGAGGCAACTCAGGAATTACCAACGGTGCATCGCCCATGGCAGCCCGTATATCACGGGTCACAGAGTAGCGATCTATGCCGCCGCGCTGATCGTCGAACAAGGCCTCAAACTGCTCCAGGTTGGTCTGGCCGTTCGCGCCTTCGATGATGTAGCCTTCTTCGACCAGGCGCTCAGCCATCGCATCAAGCGACAGCCCGCCCGTCTTGCGAAGCACGGGCACGCCGAACAGGCCAGACTTGATCCTGTCGCGCTCATCTACACCCCATTGATCCTTTGCTGCCGCACTGTCAATGCCTCCCATCTTGGCGATTGCCTCAAACAGGTTATCCACCTCGGGGTTGACTGTTTTGCTTGCGCCCTTCGGTCCCGATCCTTCCACCCTATCGCCGCCGCGCGCTGTAAGAAAAGTCCACACCCGGTAAACATCTTCACTCATCACCTCTGAGCGGATCTGCATCATCACATCACGCCGCGCCGCATCGTGCTTTTTCTGCATCGCTTTAAGGGCTCGACTTTTGGCGTTTTGCGCCCACTGCAAATCCTTGAGGCTGCGGGATTGCAACTCTGAAACGCTTTGCTCTGTCGCGCCGCCGGCCTGCAATTGGTAGATGTGCCATTCGTCATCCGTCATGCTTGGCGGCTTGGTGGCAAACATTGCCTCGTAGCCCCTCACATCTTCTGCAATCCGGATCTGTTCATCGGTGGCAATCATTCGATCCATGACACCGCGCACCTCGTCACTCAATTCGACGTTGAGCGACTTGATGCTTTTGTAAACATCCACCAACCATGCACGAAAGCGGCTGAAAACCGACTGAATCGCCGGGTTTGGTGCTTTGCCTTCCATAAGGTAGGCTTCAAAGCCGCGCGCAAATTGCTCGTGGTAGCTGCGCTTTTCGTCCAGGCTCATGTTGTGCCATTCCGCCTGATCCCTGACGCCCACCCAATTCAAAAAGGTGTTGAAGTCCGCACCTATTTCCGGCGATTGCACGGCCAGGTCCGCCATCACTTCCAAAAAGAAATGCCCGCTTTCATGCAGGAAGCTCGTTAAATCTGCGGCCTTGAACAGTGCAATGGTGTTGGTTGACGGATTAAAGCTGCCGCGCGCGCCCTTGCCTTGATTTAGTTGCGGCCCAGAAACAATCTCGAATGCCGGCTCAGTCGCACCCTTGCCATAGACCGCGCCATCTTCAAGCGTGCCGCCCTCCAAGCGCCGAACATCATAGCCGCGCCGCCTGAGCGCCTCATACACATTCACCGCATCGGCCTCGACCGTGGAATCACTAAAAACCTTGTTGCCATCGGCCAGGGCTTTGTCGATCAGCGCCATGTATAGGCTCAAACCCTCACCTTTCCCGCGACTGTCTGCATTCACCTGTGCAGTGCTGATGCGTAGCGCACCGTTACGGACATGCCCGCCAACCAAGCCTGAATCAGATTTTGAAGACACGAAGTCGCTTCCCGCCTTTTGCTCGACCATCACGCCGCCTTGCTCGTACCCGCCCGTGCCTTGCGCAACCACCTTTGGGTTGTAGCGTTCAAACAACTGCTCAGGCGTCATACCCACGCGCGAACTCTGCACGGCAAAGAATGCTTTCCACAATGCCGCATAGGGCTTGTTCACATCATCAGTGAATCGGTTTGCTTGTTTCAGTTGGGCCAGTACGCGCTGCTCGACCACATCGGCAGATTGACGCACGGAATCGTCTTGCTGGCCACCAAGAACACTGTCCACTAGCGATTGTGTTTCGGCGCCGCGCCCGTCCTGCATGTAGGCAGACGCACTGGATTGACTGAAACCGCCTGGCTCTGTTTTGAGATGAGGAATCAGCGACTGCTCAAACTCCGATCCAGGCAGGCGCGTCATGAGTTCAGCCGTTGGAATCGCAATGTCTTGCCCTGTGGCAATCGCATCCTGCAGGGCCTGTGCCAGCTCAGGCGTAGCACTCAGGCTGGGGGCCAACTCAGACAGCCGGGCCATATCAATACCTGCCGCCTGCAGTTCTGCCGGGTCAACGTAAACGCGCTCCATCGGGCCATCCTCGACGGCGCTTTGCATGAACCCTTCAAATGTCTCTGCGTCGCGTTCGCGCACCTTGTTGGCTGCCGAGAATGTCGCCAACTCCTGCAAGACCGCCGCGACGTTTTCGGCTTGTTGTGCCTTGCGCTCAGTGCCATTGACTTTATCAAGAGCACCCTGAATGCCGTTCATCAGCGTGATGTTGCCGCCTGCACCGATCAATGTCGCAATGGCTGTTTGCGCTGCCGCCTCAGGCCGAGCCGCCAGGTAGTCGCCAAAGGTCTTGCCTTGATTACTTCCTGTGACCGCCCAATCATTCAGGTCTTGCAGCGCAGTCGCCACCTGTTCACCTTTGTTTTCGGACCAAGCGTTTTTCAGGATCGACGTGAACAGTGGCGTACCTGCCTTCATTTCCTTCACCAGCCCACGCAGCGGCCCCAGTTCGGTCCCTGCCTCAATCACGCCATCGCTGACGCCGTGGATCATGGCTTGCCATTGCGGGACGCCAGCGGCTATGTCTTTTTGGTAGCTGTTGCCGCCCGACATCGACGCCATGCCAGTCAATGCCGCCGCCTGTCCACCCGGAAGAAACGCGGCCAGCATCATCGGGGCATTTTGCGCGAGTGACTGCACGCCACTAGAGACAGCCCCACCCAACCAGGTTGAGGACGTGCCGGCTGATTTCTTGGCAAGCGCCGCCTCACGGCCCGCAATCTCCATGAACCCTTCACTCAGCCTGTCCAATGGGTTGCCGCCAATGCTGGGGAATTCGTTCATAAACCCCAGCGGCCACCCTACGGTGCGGGCAGTAGCCCCAAGCGCGCCAGCCGCACCGGACTGCGCACCATGGTAAGCCGCTGCAATGTCGCCGCCAAGCGTAGATTTTTTGCCGGGATAGCTGACGACATACTTCGCCGCTTCACCCGCCGCACTAACGAGACTCTCTAGCTTCGTCAATCCTTCCACGTCATCATGCGCAATCGCCGCATTGTCAGGGTTCGACAGAAAGCCCGCTGTCAGTGGATTCATGCGCGCCAGGGAGCTTGTATTGAACCCGGCCAGCTTTTCCTGTTGACGCGACCAGTCCGGCATGGCTTGCGCGGTATCGACCGGAACCCCGAGTGTGGCCGCCGTCTTGCGCCACTGCGCTACTTCGTCCGGGTTCTTGCCGACCGCCTCCTGCAGTGATGCGCGCAGGGTGGTATCAGGCGAGGGGCCAGACAGGTAACGGGCTACGGCGGCATTGGCGTCGAATTCTTGAGGCATCAAAAGCGTCCTGTCCTTGGATCGTTGTTGGCTTTGCTGGCCCAGTAGGCGCCCAGCAGGTCGGCGTCGGTCGGTTTGGAATTGCCCGTCGCCTTGAAGGCATCTTCCAGCTTTTTCTTGTCGGAATCCGGGATGTCGCCCACCCGCATGCTCAGCATGTTCATGCCGGTGGTTCCGGTGTTGAAGCCCATGAAGGTCTTGCGGAACTGAATATTCTGCGCAAACAGCGCGTCAATATGCTGCTGGGTTTGCGCATCATCGAACTTCTTGCCGCTCTGCCGTTGGGCATCGAGCAAAGACGAGTCCACAAACCGCCGCATGGCCCCAATGCGCTGTGCGTCGTTGCTGCCGTCCTTCGGTGTCGGGTCCAGGCCCAGGCCAGTGATGCGCTGGTTCAGCACGCGATTGACCGCGCCGTCATTGAGCGAACCCGGCGCCGCGCTGCTTTTGCCGGACAGTATTTCCGCCCGCTTGGCAGTGAAGTGCTCATAGTCTTTTTGCGACAGACCGGGACGCAGCAGCAGGAATTCCGCATCGCTCATTTTTGCCATGGCTTCGGGATTGGTCGTCAGCCGGAAGTACAGGCGGTCGTCAGTGATGTCGTCGCCTTTGCTCATTTTTTGCCCAAAGCTCATGAGGTTGTCGATTTCCTTTGGCGGTATCTGGTTGCGAATCGCCGCCGGCATTTCCGACATGCGCCCGCCGTTGTCCATAAGCCACTGCATCCCCGTGGACGCGGCCTTTTCTTCACCCTGCTTTTTGCTTTTGATGGCGTCGTCGTACTGGCGGGTCACATCGGCCAGTGCAGTTTGCAGTCGCTGCGGGCTGTCCATGCCCACACGGTCACGCACTTGCTGGTGCAGGGCTTGCAGCGTTGGCAGTTCTGGCGCACCACCGCCGGCTGCATATTTCTTGCTAACGTTGACCACGTAGGCTTGCGTTTCGGCGGGCATCTTGGCAAGCCAGTTCTCTGTACGCTGCTGATTGGCCAGCTTGACTGCCTTGTCCACCGCGCCCGGCCCACCGTTGTAAGCGGCCAGCGCCTTGGAGACATCGCCCTTGTACTCACGGATCATGGCCGCCAGGTAATCAGTACCCACGCGCGACCGTTCAGCCAGGCTGTCGTCTCTGGCTGGCACGACACCAAAACCCGGATCACGGTTTGTCGCATCCATGACCTGGTCCCGTCCTTTGGCGCCCTTGGGAGAGGTCACTACCGAACCGTCTTTGTTGAAATCGCGGTTGCCTGATTCAATCTGGCGCTTGGCATCATTCAGCCGGTTGAAGTCTGCCCCTGCCAATGTGGCCAGCCGCACCGTGTCAGTCGGCGCCAGCGCAGGCATGACCGACCCCTTGATGACATCGTTTGCCACTGTCAAGCCCACCCGTGCATCCACCGCCTTGCTGACCGCCATCTTGGTCCGCAGCAGGTCCTCCACATTCATAGCGCCTGCATTGGCCTTGAGGTATTCATCCGCCTTCATGGGAAGGTCTTGATCCAGCAGCAGATTGATGGTGGTCACGCTGGCCTTGCTCGACACTGCCCGCACCGCCCCCGCAATTTCTTCCTCTGACTTACCCAGGCTTCGCATGTAACCCGTAGTTCGGGTCTGCGCAATCGCCACCTCAGCTGCAGACGCTGCCGTGTCGCCCGTACTGGCCACCAGCGCCGCCCGGTTGAGTGAGGACGTCACATCGGCCTGATACTGACCCTCGTCGTAGGTGCGACGCTCCTGCAGCGCATGACGATCCGCAAAGGATCCGATCTGGTTGCGCCGTGAATTCGCCACTTCCGCAAAAGCCATCCGCTGCCGGGGATTCACCAGGTCTTTGCCAATCTCTTGCGCTGACTTGTCAAACGCACTGGGCAGGGTTTGCGGCAGGCCAAAGGCATCCGCGCCGCGCTTGGTAATCGCCCCTTGCTGCGGGTCGTACACGTTGACCCGCTCCCAGTCGTCTAACTTGCGCCGAGCCGCGAATACCGCGCTGGCGTCGGCTTCGCGCTCCGCTTCGTCCGCCTTCTTCTTGGCCTCATGTTGAGCCAGAGTCTGTTCATGCAGCGCCTGCGTCATCATGCGGTCGCCGATGTTCTGCACCGTACCGCCCACCCGCTGACCCGCCTCGAACATGCCGCCGCTGACGTCCTGCGCTGCCGGCGTCTGGCCGACTTGCGGAATGAACCGGCCCGCGTTGCCTACGTTGATGCTGCCCATTTAGTAATCTCCCGCCCGTGTCGGCACCTTCGACCATGCCCGTGAAGCCGAGCCAATCCCGCTCAAGGCAGACGCCCCGGCATTGATGTAGCCCGCCGTCTTGGCGTTTTGCCCCCGGAGCGCCGCGACATTGCCGCCCGCCCTGATCTGGTCTGCGCGCGTGTCGCCTTGGTAGATGGACAGCAGCGCATCCGTCTCTGAATTGGCGTTGATGTCCTTGTCAATCAGTTCAGCAGTACCTGCCCCGAGCGCCACACCCGACCCAGCCAGCGCCGCGCGCGCGTCAGCCCGTTGCTTGTCGCCGGCTTTACGAATCTGGCGGGCTTGCAGTTGGGCCTCACTCGCTTGAACAGACGCATCCGCTTCTGCCTGGCGCTTTTGGTAGTCGCCCATGGCATCGGCTTGGTTGCCCTGTTGGATGGCGCTAAAGGCGCTGACGCCCGAACCGACGACAGCTGCAGCAGCCAAGATTTCAAGACCTGTACACATGATTAAAGCTCCATGACAAAAAACAGCCCGGCGTCTTTGGCGCCCTGGCTTCGGTATAAACGGGCGGTTGCTTCGACATGAACCCCGGTGGTGATGCCCATGCGTAATTCTTTGGCGCCTTGCAGCTTGCACCAGGCTTTCAAGGCCTTGATTAAGCGAATCGCCATGATTCCGTTGCGCGTATCTGGCCGCATGAACAGCGCATGCTCATAGCCGACTTTTTCCTCTGAGAACCAATACTCGGTGACGCCCCCGGCAATCCCGCCAACAATCTCGCCGCCCTGACGGACCACAAAGACCACCCCGTCTTGCGTCATCAAGCGCCGTAGCAGGGCAGACACCTTGTAGCGGTCATAGGGAATGCTCCTGTAGTCCGACTCGGCGTGCATCAGCGCACCCAGTTCGACCATGCGGTCCACATCCTCAATCTTGCCGACTTCAATCATTGGTAGATACCTTTCGAATCAGGTTGAGCAGGTGAAAAGGCAGGGGATAGGGCTGGGTGATGACCTGCTTTGTCTTGTATATCTGGTCCGAGAACGTCGCCACGCGGATATCGCCAGCAAAATCAGGTGGCGGCTGGTCCAGCAGGCCCGCACCGAACCGGCGCGGGTCAATCTCCTGGCCGTTCAAAACCACCGCTTTCGTGTCCAGCACGCGCAGGATGACTTCATTGACGCTGACCGGGTTGCCCTGAATCGTGGAGCCGTTGCCGCTGATTTCAACCTGTAGGGCTTCGACCAATGCCGTGTACCCCAGGCCGATCTGTGTATTCACCGCGACACGGGGCAGAGTGACCTGGCCGAACTCCACCACGAACTCGCCCATGTAGGCGCCATCGGCCAAGACTTGGACCGTCATGCCTTCGAGGTGATCCAGTCCGGACCAGGTGTCACGTCCTGCAGCGTCATAGCCCACGACACACGAATCCAACGCCACGTCCACATCAAAGACCTCGATGTAGCGCCGTGGCACGCCCCCGACCGTGCGATTGACCACCACATAGGCGTCTTCTGCCGTCCGCGTAGGCACATTGGCGACCGACTCAAACGCGCCTTGCGTCAGCCAGCGACCCCAGCCGATCACGTCTTGTTCGACGTCATAGGCGCAAACCGCCATTTGTCCGTCCGCGCGGATACACAGCAGGCGCGGGTCCGGTGTTTTCTGGTAAGCCATTTCCACAATGCCGCTGGCTGTGATGTGCTCTGAAAAGATGGTGCGGTCTGGTGCGTTGAAGCCGTCATTCTCGTAGCGGTAGCCAATGCCATGCACCTTCTTTCCCGCAGCTTGCACAAACAACGTCTCGTTGCCGACCTTGACCGGGCGCACGTCATTGGCCCCCGCAGACGATTCATCGGTCTTTTGGATGTTCGTCGGTCCCAAAGGTTTTTGGTCATTGCCGCCGTTGATGCTCATTTCATCCAGGTCTGTCAACGCCAGCAGCCGGCGTGATGGCGTCAGGTGCTGAATGGGACTGTTCCGCGCGCCATCGAGTTCAAAGGCAAATGCAGCATCGTCATCGACCCCTGCCGCGAAATTGAGCGTGTCACCGACAAAGCTGCCCCAGAGGTGCTGGGGATAGGCGAATGTCGATGCGTAGAGCAACCGCTGGCCACCCAGGGCCACGGCACGCGGATAGCCCGCCACCGCATCCCATGCCGGCGAGGCCAGCACCCAGCCATTGGCCGGAACGGCGACCGTTGACGATGCTTCTGTCACCACCAGGGCCGAGGCAGCTGCGCCTGCAATGCTGGTGATTTTGTAGCTCCCGCCATTGACCTCGACGGTTTTGCCAATGTCCTGCGCACGCCAGTCGGCAATAGACATACCCCATCCGTTGATGCCATAGGTCAGGCTCAAAAACACATCGGTGACGTTCAGGCTCACTTCTGACGCCGTGGTGAAGGCCGTGATAACCCCGACGCCCGCATCGGCATAAATGACCCGGCCCACGTCAGCCGGCACAAACGCAGGTATCGCACTGGTGGCCGTGGACGCGCCTACCGCCTTGGATGAAAGGGTCAGCGAGGTGGCGCGCGGCTCACCAATGTACAGCTGCGCTGTGGCGCCTTCCGGTCCTTTGATGTCGGCGCGCAAAAACCCTTGCGGACTGCCTGCCAATGACCACACCCCATCAGGGATAGACGTGGACACAAAAGGGGTCTGAATGTCCAGATTGACCACCGTGTTAGAAATGTAATCCGTGACCAGGCCGCGCCCGCCGCCACTGACCAGCACCCGGCCCACATCGGTGATGCGAAATGCAGAGGCAGACGCCGTGGCCGTTCGCGCTCCGGGCAATCCTGACGACAGCGTGACGGTGGCCGGTGGAAAGGTGCCCCGTTCGGCGGTAGGCATGTTGCTGAACGGCATGTTCATCATCACCCACTGCGCGTCCGAGAATCTTTGCAGCCGCTGGGGATAGGCCGACTCATGCGCAAAAAATGCAGTGTCTGACTTTTGGGCGTAGCGAATCTCGCGCCGCATGCCTTCTGCAAACGGCGTGCTGACCTCATAAGGCAAACCGCTCGAGAGGATGGCCTGGCGGTCCCGGATGAAGCGCATGTACCCGCCGCCCACCTCGATCACATAGGACTGGTCACGGGAAAATACGAAGTCAATCAGGCGCGCGGAATTGCTGGACTTGGTTTCAGCGATGAACCGGGTTCCTGGCCGACGCCGTGCGCCACCTTGGATCGTCAGGGCGATGTTTTCCTGTCGGCGGCTGCCGTTGGCATACTTGGCGACATCCATGCGGCCCAGGGCAATGCGTGGAGACAACTCGCCAGAGCTGAAGTTCGATTGAATGATCGTCGTCTTGGCCATCAGTAGCGCCCCGTCAGCAGCGTGAAGTCGTCGCTCAATGACTGGCTAGGGTCTTCCTGCGAATCAATAGAGCGTGCCATCTTTGCCAAAGCCGCGTATTCGGACTTGAGTTCATCGCGCAGGCTGGCCGATTGAGTCAGTGGATAAGCGAGCTTCCACAGCATGCGCGCGATCATGAGTTCTTGCAGCTTGGCGTCCCACGTCGATTCGTCCTCGTTGCGGTACACGTACTCAATGGACAGGGCAGAACCCGGCGCCATGATGTTGCGGCCCATGACGCGCCATGAGGAAGTCTCGGACGCCATATCGACCCGCACGTCCCCCACCGACACGAGCCGGAGGAAGTCGCCGGGCAGGCCGAACTGCGAGCGGTAGCCAAAGACGGGCGACTGAGCCAAAGGCGCCAGCACTACCCGTTTAACCGCGCAGTTCCAGATATGTTCCCGAAGGATCGAGTCCCGCTCGAAGGGGTAGATGTTCGCGCAGATGCGGGCCAAGTCCCCCGGTTCTTCAAACGAACTGATGGGCGACTTGCCCAATTGCAGCAACGCCGCCGAACAGATATTGATTGCGCTGCTCATTGTTCCCCCTGTCAAACGAAAAAAAGGGGCAGGCTGTGACACCTACCCCATGCTGGGCTGGGTCGCCCCAGGTTACGGCGCGATGTACGGAACTTCCACGCGGAACTGCTGATTGGCCAAGCCGGCCGCACCGGCGAAGGTCAGGTAAATCTCGCAGTCTTGCGGCAGGTAGTATTCCTGGCCGTTGATGCACTTCGTCCCTGTGTTGACCTGAACCGTTGCAGCTGCGTTGATAGCAGCCGCGTTGACGATGGCGGTCGCGTCGATAGCAACTTTCGTCACCGCGTCACGGATGCCGACCGACAAGGTAGAGGCGGCTGTGCCTGCACCGCACGAGACGGTGATGGGCAAAGCGATGCGCGAACCCTGCTTGAGAACGAGCTTTGTGCCTGCGGTGTCATTGGCTGCGGGCGCCACATAAGCGGCAGCGCTCTGAATGACCGCGCAACGCAGGCGGTTCTGAATGGCTGCGGGCGACTTGCGGCCTGCGGTCTGGTCCACTTGCGAGCGAACGACCAAAAGGTTTTCTGCCATGATGAATTCTCCTGAAAATGCAATTGAAACGAAGAAGGCCCGGACTGTGCCGGGCGTTCAAATGGGTTACTGGAAGTCGATTCTCACGACTTTCTTTTCGTCCTGACGACCGGCGCCGTAGCTGGCTTCCATGGAAACCTGCCATGCGTTTTGCTTGTCGGGGCGCTGCTTGATGTCGCCCTGCTCGTAGCCGTCGCCGAAATGGATGGCGTCTTTCGTGTAAGCAACGGTCGAGTACACGCCGCCAGAGACTTTCAGGCGCTCGTAGGGAATCCAGGTGAAGCCCATCCAGTTCGCCATCTTGCCGGTTTGCAGCATCTGGCCGGCGAGAAAGTCCGCGCTGGTCAGGGTCGTGTCCGACAGAATCTGCGTCAAGGCGACGGAGTTGTACAGCATGTACAGTTCCTCGCCTTCCTCGAACGAGTCAACCTCGTTGGCGCGCATGATGGTCTTGGCTTGGATGACCTTAGCTTTGGTTAGGCCCGTGCCGCCGCCTGCAATGATCTGGCCGGCTGGCAAGTCATAGGTGGTCGAGCCGTCATTGGACAGCATGGGGTTCAAAGCCGCGTTGTAGATGATGTCATCGACCTTGCGGTTTTTGGCATTCATCAGCGTGGTCATGTACTGGCCGCCCGTCACGGGATTGACGATCATCTTGGGGATGTCGGCACGGTCCAGCGGCAGGGCGCGGAAAAAGTCGCGCATGGGCACGGTGCGGGCGCCAAACAGGGTGTCGCCCCACTCGGTATCACCCAGACGGATGACCTTTTCATCCAGTTCGGTCGTGCCGATGTTGGTAATGGTGAAGGCCGAGCCGGTGATGTGGCCGCGATCCATGACGGTGCCACGCAGGCGGGACTGGCGTTGTTGTGCGGCAAGGCGCAGGGATGTGTCGAACTGGGTGACAAATGCCCGGTCGATGGTTTCTGATGGCATGGTGAAAACTCCTGAAAGGGTTGAACTTGGTTTCTCGCCTGTCAGGTGTTCCCTTGCGGGGCCTGCTGTTTACGCTGGCTATGCGGGCATTTCATGGTGATCCAGGTGCCAACCTGGGCCGATGCACGCAGTATGGAAGGCCGCCCCGTCAAAATCCCGGACAGATGCAGCCTTTGTCCCGTCAAATCGTGGGCGCTACTTTGTAGTTGTACAAGCGCAGATCACCCGCCCCCACTTCCTGTTCTACGCCGATCTCACAGCTCACCACGTACTCATTGCCAAGCGCCCAAGGCTGGCCGGCAGAGTCCACGCGGGTTGAGATGTAGTTGATGAGCGCGCCGATGTTGATAACGGTCCCCTGCGGTACAGGCATCACGTCCGGAACAAAAGCGATCATCTTCCAGCCGTACTTACCAAACGTGCCATCCAACCCGCTAAAGTTGTAATCGAGCCGCTTGGCGCTGTTTTGCGTGCAGTACACATGCCATAACTTTCCGTCAATCACCGCGTCATGGCTATACCAGCCAGGATTGCGTCCAACCGGATGAGAGCCGTAGCCGCCCCAGTTGACCAGCGGAATCATGATTTCATGCGTAATAGGAGACTGGCTAAATCCTCGGTACTGACCCGGCAGCGACTGCAGCCACAAGTCGTAAGACAGGTGCCCTTTGCCAGTAGGGAGGCCACCGATAAAGTCAAAATCGCAAGTGGCCTTCAGACTGGTGAGCGGCAACTGGAGTGGAAAGAACGTGCCTGGCGTCGCGCCAGACGGTATGGTTTGCGCCGTGCTGCCATCCGGCAGGCGAACCGGCAACTCCCATCCGGGAACATTGCCTGTGGCCGTGTAGTAGCCCGGCTTTCTTCCGCTCAGAATGGCAGGGTAGCCTTTGACCTCCTGTGCGCCAGGCGGGTTCGGCCAGCGCCATTTGATGCGCGCCGCCACCTGACCCTTTGGCCCCACGTCGAAACTTCGCCCCACATACTGCTCGAACTGTGTTTCGGCAAGGCCTTCGACAATGCTGCCCTTGCCCCAGCGGTTGTCCTGTACCCAGTAAGCATCCGAAGGGTTGCCCATTTGCAGGAAAAACCTGTCTGTATTGGACTCCAGCGCAATCGTCGGTGCGCCTGCAGGCGGAGTCACTATAACCTCCGGCACGGCGTAGGCAATGCCGGCCTTGGCGGCGCAGAATGCCCCGATGGCATCCCGTGTCGCTTGATTAGGTATGGAATTCTTGGTGTACACCACCTGGAATACTTCCAGGTTCGCCGCATCAGTCCCAGCCGCATTGAGCGCGCCGAGCGTGAACCCGGCCGTGCCGGCTGCAATGTTCGCGCAAGCAATGCTAACCACCGCCCCGCCATCGCGCCTCACATACAACTGACCTCCCGTCAACCATGCCTCAATCGTGACCGGAGTGGTCATGGCGACATTCACTGTGGCGCCCGAAGCAATGGCCCGCGATGTTCGACTGGCCCCCGTGCCCACGCTCATAATGAAGTCGTTGGACACCGCGCCGTTATGCTGCAGCCGAATCCCGGTGTTGTCTCCCGCCACGTCCGAGAACAATGTGCCGGTCAAGCCATAGACCCGCGCCGAATACGCCAGATAAAACCCTGTGGTCGCGCCACCGCCTGCTTCACTGACCATGCCGTTTTGCATGTAGCCGGAATGCTGCGCGCCGCCGTTGAAGCTGTGCGTGTACCCGCGCAATGCGTCGTTGGCCTGCACTGCATGGTTGCTGCCGCCCGAGCGGTCCAGCCAGCGGCCGAACATCGAGTCATACAGGCTGAGGGATTCGCCGTTACTGGCTGATGCGTGAAACCGGTTTGTCGGCTCTGCGTCGAACCATGCACCCACCACCCCTGCCGAGAAGGCAGCAGATGGCGCGTCAGATGTCGGCGTCACCACGGGCGGAGTGCTGGCGAGGACTTCCCGGTACACATTGACAATGTGCATGGTCGCCCCGTCATAGCGCATATCCAGGATGGTGCGGGCACCGACCGCACCGGACAGCGCGACTGACGAAGGCGCATAGCCCGCTGCCAAGGTCAAGGTTCGGTCTGCCACCGACCCCATGAGCAGGAACAGGGTGTAGCTGCCTGGCGTCATGTTGGTAGGCAGGGCCAAGGTAGCATTACCCGTCAGGGTGAGGAAGGCCGTGCTGCCCAATGCCGCATTCCAGCCAATCGGGTTCGTGCCGGAAAACACCAGCGTCTGCGGCTCAGGCGAGGAAACGCTACCCGACACGACGATATTGCCCGAGCCGATCAGGCTTTGGCCGCCCACGGTCTTGAGTGTGACGCCTGGCACCAACGCTGCTTGTTTTTCAGCCAGTGCCGCCGCCAGACCGGTGACGCTGGTCATGGGCTGAGAACCCGTGTGGTTCGCCCTATCCTTGAGGATCAAGTCTGTGCTGTTCGCTGTCGCGCCGACCGCAACGCCCGACAGCTTGGACAGCGCCGTATCGAGGCCGGTCACGCTGCTGCTTGGCTGGGTTCCTGTATGGCCCGCTCTGTCTTTCAATACCGCGTCGCTGCTGTTGGCGGTAGCACTGGGCGCCACACTTGCCAACTTCGCCAAGGCCACGGGCAAATCCACAACCGAACTGGCCGGCTGCGTGCCCGTGTGGTTTGAGCGGTTAATCAGGGCTGCATCGCTGCTGTTGACTGTCGCGCCGGGTGCTACGCTGTTGAGCTTGTTGCGTTCGTCCGTGGTCAACCCCACGCCCGTAGGCAGGGCCAGCACCTGATTGGCGGCAGTGAGCGCAGCTTGGGCAGAGGCGGCAGCGGTATCAACCTTTGCATCCAGACCCGACAGGCCGGTGGTGTACTTGCCCAACATCGCACGCTGTGCGACGGAGAACTCCAGAATGGCAGCTTCGAGCTTGTTGGCTAACTCTTTGTTGGTGGGCATGTACGGTTCTCGGGTCAGTCTTTGGGCGCAGTCTTCTCGAAGTGCGCACGCACTTGAGCCGAAATCGCTTTGTGGTTCGGGTTGCGGATGTCGCTGTAAGCCGGGTCTGCCATCAGTTCGGTAATGGTCTTGCCGCCACCGATGGCGCCATTGGCACTGGCCGGCGTGCTGTCTTCTGTCATTTCCTTGGCCAGCGAGGCCAGCATGCGAATTGCCACAGGGTTGTTACCGATGGCTGCATCCATTTCCGCGAACGACACGCCAGACTTCTCGGCCAGCTTCTGAGCGACCCCATAGGCACCGGCAATCTCCTGCTTGGTGTTGTCTTTCCAGACGTCAGTGAGGGCTGCGATGGTGTCGTCTGCCGTGACTTCCTTGCCGGCACTCACCAGTGCGGGGGCCATCTCGGCGTACTTGTTCATGACGGACTCGTATTGCGCTTGGCTCAAACCCATCTCATGCGCTTCGGCGCGAAAGGCTTTGGAGCCGGCGTCATCGAGCGCCAAACCCTTGAAGGTGTCGGTGTCGGGCAGCTTGTAGTCGTCCGCAGACTTCGGACGCACACCACCGGCACCCAGCCGCTTCTCCAGGCTGGCGCGGTGTTCTTCGACCTTGCGGAAGGTGGCGGTTACGTCCAGTTCGCCCTTGTCGTTCTTGACCTGGTACTTTTCAGGCACCTTGCTTGGAGCCCATTCGTCAGCCGCACCGGAAAGGGCAGACTTCGCAGGAGGCTCTGCAGGCTTGGCAGGTGGTGTCTCAAGCGCTTCTGGTGCTGCTTTGGCTTCAACTGCAGGCGTCTCGACCACGGGCACTTCAATGACGGCATCACCGCCACCGGCTGCGCCGGGTTCGTCGTTGAACAGGGGGATAAAACGTGGCTTCATTCAAAGTCCTTAATGTCAAAAGTAGATTGACGGTCTTCACCGCCGTTGGTGGCGAGGTCAATTTGCTGATCGATGAAGCGCAGCACCTTGTTGGCCCCGCCGTTCTCGAACGTCTGCAGAATGGCGTCTATCCCGCCACTGGTGACGG